ATGAAGAACCCGATTATGGATGTCAGACAGGCATTCGGACAGGATATGTGAATGGGCAGACCCAAATGGATACCTACGCCAGAGATATGTGCAGAAGCGCAGAAGATGGCGGCTAGGGGTTTGACCGTATCACAAATAGCTGATTGTTTAGGCGTATCTGAATCAACCTTGTACAACAAACAGGGTGAGTATTTAGAGTTTATGGAGTCAATAAAAAGAGGCAGAAGCAAAGGAATGCAGGACATCACTAACGCCTTATATGAGAAGGCACTGTCTGGCGACAACACATCAATGATCTTTTACCTTAAACATAGAGACAGGGAAAACTGGGGCGAGCAAGTTGTAGAACCAGTACAAGAAATACCACCAATAAACATAACTCTAAGCAATGAATCTGACACCACCACAAAGTGACATATTTCGTAGCAACGCAAGGTTTCGCGCTGTTGTAGCAGGCAGACGATTCGGCAAGACGTTTTTGTCTACTGGCGAGATACTAAAAGCGGCGGTTAGCGGCAAGAAGAAGAATGTCTGGTATGTAGCACCGACCTATGGCGCGGCTAAAGAGATTGCATGGGATATGCTTATAGATAGCATACCGCAGGAATACATCCTTAAAACAAACGAGACAGCCCTTACAATCAAGCTAATCAATGGCAGTGTTATTAGCTTAAAAGGAGCAGAGAAGCCTAACAACCTGCGAGGCAGGGCATTAGACTTTGTAGTGCTAGATGAATTTGCAGATATGCGACCAGAGGCTTGGTATGAGGTTTTAAGACCGTCTTTATCAGACAGGCATACAGATGAAAGCCCAACTAGAGCGTTGTTTATCGGTACGCCTAAAGGGCGTAATCACTTCTATGAGTTGTGGGCGGCAGGCATAAACGGACAAGACGAATGGGAGTCGTTTCAGTACACAACGCTACAGGGTGGCAACGTGCCGCAGGAAGAAGTAGAGCAGGCTAGAATTGATTTAGATGAGCGTACATTTAACCAAGAATATTGTGCAGAGTTTGTCACCTATCAAGGACTGATCTATTATGGCTTCGATAGAGAAGCAAGTGTTTTGGATGTAGCCGATAATGGTGGTACACTACACATTGGTATGGATTTCAACCTAGACCCAATGAGTGCTGTTGTCTGTTTGAGGCATGGACAGGACTTATTTGCTATAGATGAAATCTGTATGTTTGGATCGAATACAGATGAAATGGTTGACGAGATTAAGGTCAGATACCCAAATCGCCACATCATCATATATCCCGATCCTGCATCAAGACAGCGCAAAACAAGCGCAGGTGGTCGCACTGATTTGTCGATCTTACAGAACGCAGGGTTTAGCGTTAAGGTTAAGAAGTCTCACGCATTGGTCAGGGATAGAATCAACGCAGTGAATAGTCGCTTAAAAGCAAGTAATGGTAAGCGGCACTTGTTTGTTTCGCCTAAGTGCAGACAGACTATAAAAAGTTTAGAAAGACAAACATATAAGGAAGGTACTAGTCAGCCAGATAAAGATGGCGGCTACGATCACATGAATGACGCACTAGGTTATTTAGTTGATACATTGTACCCCATTAGAACCCAATACGAAGTGCAACAGCCTACAAGGTGGACTTGATGAAGGAAGAAAAGGCGATAACTGATACACACCCAACCTATGACGCTTACGCTCCACAATGGGAGTTTTATCTGCGGTCATATCTAGGTGGTGAGCATTACACTAGTGGATCATACTTAACGCAGTACGTTAGCGAAGGCGAGAAAGAATACAACCGCAGACTTGATCTCACTCCAATGGACAACCACTGTAAGAACATTGTCCACATATACAGTTCCTATTTATGGCGAGTGCCGCCAACAAGATCATTTGACCAGATGGTAAACGACCCTGCTTTAGATTCGTTTCTAAAGGATGCTGACCTAGATGGCAGGTCATTTGACAGCTTTATGCGTCAGGCGCAAATCTGGTCAAGCGTCTATGGTCATGTATGGCTAATGATGGACAAGCCAGAGAGCAACGCAGGCACTAAGGCAGAGGAACTAGATCAAGACATTAGACCTTATGTAACTATGTTTACGCCAGAAAATGTCTTTGACTGGAAGTACAAAAGATCGCCTAGCGGCAGGTTCGAACTAGAGTTTTTAAAGGTCAGAGAAGAAGTCAACTTTATTGACAACACTGAGACAGAGTCTTTTTTCAGAGAATGGACACCAGACACAGTGCGTAGCTATCGCATCAGAAACGATGGCGTATACGCAGAAGAAGTAGTGCCTAATCCATTAGGTCGAGTTCCTGCGGTGTTCCTGCCGGCTAACCGGTCAAACATTAGAGGCATTGGCATAAGCGATCTAACAGATGTTGCGCCTATGCAACGCGCTATCTACCAAGAACTGTCAGAGATTGAACAGCTAATACGCATCAGCAACCACCCGACACTAGTTAAGACCTATGACACTGACGCTAGCGCAGGTGCAGGTGCAGTTATTAATCTACCAGACGATATGGATGGCAGTCTAAAGCCTTATCAAATGCAACCGAGTGGGCAGAACCTAGACGCTGTTAGAAACGCTATAAACGACAAAGTAGAAGCTATTAACCGTATGGCGCACATGGGTGCTGTTCGTGGAAGTGAAGCTGTTAAGCAGTCAGGCATAGCATTACAGACAGAGTTCCAAATGTTAAATGCAAAGCTATCAGAGAAAGCCGATTTGTTAGAACTAGCAGAAGAACAGCTATGGAGCTTATTCTGTCACTGGCAAGGGCATACTGGCAACATGGTAGAAGTGTTTTATCCAGACAGCTTTGACCTTAGAGACTACGACAAAGAGTTAGTGTTTCTACAGCAGTTAAGAGCCACAGGCGTTAAGTCTACGACACTTGCACAAGAAGTTGATAAGAAGATAGCTGACTTGTTGTTAGACGATGAGAAGCTAGTACAGGCGCATTTAGAGATAGAAGAAACTACTACTGCTGTTGGCGACTACAGCGACAAGACGCAAATCTATGCTTACCACATGGATAGCGGAGTGGTTACAGCCAACGAAGTTCGTGAGAAGATTGGTCTGGAAGATGTTGAAGGCGGCGATGAATTGTTAAAGCCGAGAGATATTTCACAACCATCAGAGGCGTAAATGTCTGACAGCACACACGCAGACTTTCTAGCAAGTCTTGCAGATGATCACCAACGCAAGCTAGGTGAAGCGATAAGCAGGCTAGAAGATCGAGTGCTAGATCTGCTTTCGGGCGCACCTTTAGATGAAGGTGCATTGTTTGACCTTGAATGGGCAGTACAGGCTAGAAACGAATTGCGGCAGGTTGTAGATCAAGAGTATTTGCAAGAAGTAGATTTGCTTGTTAAAGAGTATACGCAGGTAGCAGAACGCGCTACTGAAATGCTTGCTGAGTATGGCGATTTCACAGCACTAGATAGAAGCGTTATACAGCAACTACAGTCATTGACGTTTCAAGGCTTTGAGTCAGTAGGCGATCAGTATTTGACAGCAGTGTCGAAAGAGATATACGACATGACTCTAGTTGGCACATCGTTTGCTGACGCTGTTAAGAACGTCAGAGAGACAGTAGGCGGCAACTTGAAGCGTTATGCAGACCAACAGGTACACGATGGTTTAATGCAGTTTAACGCTAACGCTAACGTGGCTATAGGCAAGCAGTCGGGTGTTACTAGATGGAAATACTACGGCGGCATACAGGACAATAGTAGATCGCACTGCAAAAAACACGCAGGCAAGATCTACACTGAGGAACAAATTGCAGAGATATGGTCAGGCACTTGGAAGGGTAAAGCGTCAGGCGACCCCTTTGTGGTGCGTGGTGGCTATAGATGCCAACACCATTGGCGACCAGTTTTCGATGATTAAACTACACAAGGAGACTATTATGCCTAGTGGTAAAGGATCATACGGTTCAAAGGTCGGTAGACCTAAAAAGAAGAAGCGTAAGACTAAGAAGTAATATGTTAAACTTTTTAATTCACCAACTACTCTTTAAGAGGTGCGTCACATGAGCGATGAAATCATGGCAGAAAACACTGAGACTGAAACAGTACAAACACAGGAAAGTAAGACGTTTACACAGGAAGAATTAGATCGCATTGTTGCAGATCGTATAGCTAGAGAACAACGCAAGTTCGATAAGAAGCTAAATGGCATAAACCTAGATGAAGCTAGGGAGTTGCTAACGCAGAAAGAACAAGCGGAACTGGAAGCACAGAAGCAACGAGGCGAGTTTGATACTATCCTAAAGCAAACAGTCGAAAAGAAAGATGCAGAGATTAGTAGCATGAAGGCAAGGTTGCAGGAAACGCTGATTGATGGCGCGTTAAGTTCAGCCGCAAGCCGAAGCAATGCAGTCGATGTATCACAGGTCACAGCATTGTTGAAAGGCAAAACAAGGTTAGCCGCAGACGGCACAGTAGAGGTGCTAGACGCTAACGGAACGCCGAGATACAATGACAGTGGTGATCTGCTATCAGTTAATGAAATGGTGGCAGAATTTTTGACTGCAAACCCACACTTCGTAAAGGCATCGCAAGGTGGCACAGGAAGCATGGGTAACGCAGGTGGGAATACATCGAAGCCCGAAAAGTCGGTGGACTGGATGGTCGCGAACTGGTCAGATGGC